TGTCTGCGTGCCAAGGCTCGAGGTAGATGGCGAAGGACCCCTTGCGCTTCCCGCCACCCTGGTTCACGTACCGGGCGGTGTTGTTGAAGACACGGAGCATCGGCACGATACCATCTGCGACGCCGTTCGTGCCCTTGATGGGTGTGCCGTTCGATCGGATGTTGCTGATGTGCAGGCCGATGCCTCCCGACCACTTGGAAATCTGGGCGCACTCCTTCAGGGTGTCGTAGATGCCCTCGATAGAATCATCCTTGGCAGCCACCAAAAAACAGCTCGACATCTGAGGCCGGTTTGTACCGGCATTGAAGAGCGTGGGGGTTGCGTGAGTGAAGTACCGATGTGACATCAGGTCGTACGTCTCCTTGACGCGGGTGTAGTCGTCACCGTGGATCCCGAGCGCAACCCGCATCAGGAGGTACTGCGGGGTCTCCCCCTGGTTAAGGTAGCCCTTCTGCAGGGTCTTGATGCCGAAATATCCAAAGTCGTAGTCACGCTTGTGGTCGATCCATGCATCCATCTCGAGTTTGATAAACTTCATGAACTCGTCCGACAGGACGCCCTTGGCGTGAAGGGCAAGCATGGAGTCCGAGAAGCACTTGGGGCTGGTCTTTTGGAGGTTGCTGACGGCGATGCGCATGGCCAGTATCTCGTAGTCTGGATTCTCGGTAATCATACCTATGGCCACCTCAGAACTGAGGTTGTCAATTTCAGAAGTGGAGATGCCGTCATACATACTCTGAAAGACCTTCTGGGCCACCTTATCAGGCTGAACATTCAGTACGGTAAACTCGGGGGACCGGTTGAGTTTCTGAATACGTTGGGTCACCTTGTCAAAGAGCATCTCGACCTCCTGCCCAGACCTCTTGATGACCTTCATTAGTAAGAAGGCGTCTGGTTTTTTTATCCGGTCAATTACAATGGCAACACGGTACCTGCCCACGCCTCTTGGTAACGCTTTCTTTTCGGATTTTAATCGGGAATCCATCCACTCGGCCTTGACGAATGACGTACAGGGCAAGACGGGCTACGTCATTGACCGTCAGAGCGACTCCGATCTTCAGGCTATTATGAAATCCGTATATATTCGCATGGCCTATGATGAGTATCAGGACATCCGGGGCCAGGTGGGCAAGATGAACGCGGCCGTGGTGAGCGAGGCGAGCCGTATGGTGATGACTGGTGTGTTACAGCAGCTGGTTTACATGAAGGACATTGGGTCCAACCCGGTCCCGCTGGCGGCCCCTACGAGCACAAGCACATATGGCGAGAAGATTCCCATCAACAACCGCTACGGTATGTAAGTTTTCTCAGTTTAGAGTATGCGGGCACTGGATGATATCCTGATTGGATTCTTCATTTTTTTCGCGATAGATCGGACCATCCGTCTGTTCGGTAATGTCGTGGTCGAGCCCATAGCTGTAACGCATGGAAAGTCAAAGTCCCAGACTGAAAACATAAAAATGGCCATAGAGGTCGTGATGCTGCTTGTGTTCAGTTGGCTCGTGTTCACCAACCGAAAGCTCATCGGCCGCATCAAACAGGCTTAAACGGTGGGGGCGCATAATAATCAATGAATAGGTTTCGTGATGAAACTGCCACCATGTGCCGGACCAAGGGCTGGGACAAGGCGCCCGTGAGCATCGTATGGATGCTCCTCAATGAAGAGCTCGGAGAGCTAGCCTCGAGTATTCGCCAGAATCAGCGTATTTACCGCAAGACTGGCCTCAAGAAGGACCGGGGTACGGACATTGTGATGGAGATGGGCGACGTCTTCAGTTACCTGTTCCAACTTGCTTCAATGTTAAACGTGGACTTGGACGTCATGTGGGAGCTCCATCGAGAGAAGGTTGCTCACAAGTTTTACAAACCGGAACCCAGGGAAAAAAATGTAAGTGTGAATTAGATGGCGAGTGCTGCTCTGATAGACGACCGCCTTCAAATTGATGGCTTTGACGCCTATACGTGGTCCGATACATTTGGCGTACCAAGTAATGGCGGTTTCTACGAGGGCCCTGACGGGACCTACACCGTCCAACGGGATGAGACCCCTGTCAACTACGGGGACCCTAACCCCGACGCGTCTACTGATCACTTTCTGCCGCGCCATCTCAACCGTTCAGGTCCTATGTTCCTGAACGAGGTGGCGCCCAGCCCCGCACCCTTTATCGGGTATCCAGCGCGCAAGTTCGAGTACCCGGATCTGAGCGTCACGTGGGAGCGTCCGGCTATGAAGTGGTCATGGGGTGGTCACGTCAACCGGGGTCAGGACTTGCTCATTCTTTTGGTCATTCTTTTAATTCTGATTTTCATGTGGCGCAAGAAGTTCTAGAAACCAACTGCGGAGCAGTTGAGATCACCGAATGGATCACAGTTCCTCTGGAACTGGTCTCTAGAAAGCCACAACCTTCTTGGCCTCTACTTTTACCAACTTTTTGGCGAGGTTATCCTTGTCAACACGAATCCGTTCATTCAACTTGGGACACTGGTGGACCTCAAGCTGAATGCAACGCGTGCAGCACATGCATTCACACTCCCGGCACTTGAGGATCTTCTGCTTGTGAGGGCACCCCATCTTCCTGTAGTTCACATGCGATTTGAATCTTAAAGCCGGGGTCCCATGCCTCAGGGTCATTCACAATCTCACAGAGGCCCTTTTCACGCCCAGCCAGAACGCGGTTCCAGACGGACTGCATGATGGGCAGTTTGGCCTTGAACCACTCGCGGTCTCGCTTGACCTTCACAAGAACAAACTCCTCTGGAGGTCCGGGCTTATATTGGACAAAGTCACACTCCTCAAAGTCCAGGATTTCAAGCAGGAGTTGGATCTGAGGTAAATAATATTTAGGAACTTTAGGCTCAATCTTCCGCGTCAAAGGGCACTTTATCTCTAGTAAGATGCCGTCCTCTGTGATGCCGTCGGCTGAACCACCCAGAAAGGGGTAGACGGGATGCAGCACGAGGCCAATCTCGTGCGTTTTCTTCCCGTATCGTTGGTCGTACATTTCACGTACGATGGGCTCGAGGCGGGTCCCATGTTCAGTGGCGGCGTTACCGGCCCACTGGGTCTTGAGTACCTTCTTTTTTATAAATGAATCGGGTGATTCGTAGTGGTTGTCCCCTATGGCCGATGCCACGTCACTCGCTGTTATCAGCTCCTCCCTCTTCTTCAGCCACTCCGGACTCCTCTGATCCGCGTACTCGGCGGTCAGAAGTTCTTTCACCCTGTTTTCTATTCTTTTTAGATTCGGGTCCTCCATTCTTATTCATAAAACGAGGGTCAGTTTTAAGTACTATTTCTGCTGCGTTTTGCTCAGCCTGTCTTTTGGTGAGACCAGCGCCAAACCCACATACCATCCCGTTGACCGAAACCGTCATGCCGAACTGGCCACCAGTCTGACTGACGATGGTGTATTCTGGTAGCGGGTACTTGAGGGCCTGGCACCACCGCATGAGCTGATCCTTATAGTTGTCGTCAGTCAGTGAGACATCCACAAGCTTGTAGCATTCTAGAACAAAATCGCGAGCATGGATCATGCCTAGATCCATGTAGATGGCGGCTACGAGCGCTTCAAAGACGTCCTCCATGATGTGCTCGTTGGTGTTCCAGTTGTTTTGCTCACCTTTCTCGTCCATTATGACATACTTGGCCAGTCCGAGCTTTCGGGAAATTTCACACAACTTTGTCCCACGGACCATCTTGGTCCGGGCCTTCGTCATGAAGCCCTCCTGCTCTTTTTCATATTTGTCAAATAGGTGACGCGTGACGATAAAACTTAAGACTGAATCTCCCATGAATTCGAGTGTTTCGTACGACCCAGTCAGACCTGAGTAACGCTTCAGGGCTGACTTGTGCGTGAACGCGCGTTGATACAGTTCGATATTTTTGACTTTTGTGCCCACGAGTTTGCTGATCGTCTCGCGATTCAACACAGGTGGGGACTCCATTTACTAGTTACACGATGTTTTGTTTTAAGCCGCAGTCGGCGCCTTGGCCACCTTAGGACGCGATTTCTTCTCCTTGGTGCCCTCGGCCGCCGGGGCCTCCGTCGCCGGGGCATCCGTCGCCGGGGCCTCCACTGCCTTCTTGGCCCGGGGCTTCTTCTCACCCTCGGGCTTGGGCTCCTTCACGTAGTGCGGGTTGATGTACTTCTGGATGTTCAGGAAGGTCACCTGCGTGCCCTCCGGCACCACCAGCAGATCCTTCATCGAAGCGTCCAGAGAAATCTGCTGACCAGCCTTCAGGCCCTTCTCGGTAATGTACTGGTTAATACGAGTCGTCACCTGAGCACGAGAGATCATATCTTCCGGGCCCAGGTTCAGGAATGCACGCAGCTTCTCCGAGATCTTCTGGGGCTTGTTGAACCCGTTGTTGGCGGCGCGGGCCTCGGCCTTCTTGCCGTCGGGGTCCTCCAGGTGCTGGCGAACCTTGCGGATGTCCTTGCGCAGGGCCTTCAGCTCCTTGATAACAGCGTCCAGGGTAGCGGGAATGGGAGTGTCTGCCATTTGATACATGTCTCACGCGGTCCGCCTTTAAGTCAGGATGGAGGCTATCAAAATCACGAGCAAAAGAGCACCAATTGTGAAAAGTTGAGTCATGGGCACCTCTTTAGGACTCGTGGGTGCCGTGAATACAGACGAACCCGGAGGTTCCCAGTCGGTCGTTCCGTATACCATGTTGGAACCAAACCCTTGGGGAAGTGAAATTCCTTCAGACCTGGCGTACTCGACGTTCAATCTTACATTTAAATTCTGATCCGGACAGGCCCTGCCACAGCAGCCCGTCGAACATGCGTACAGAGAGCCACTGTCCCGATCGAGGTACCCACACATTGTTTTTTCAGGGTAAATAGGATCGGGCATACACATGCAGTTCTTACCGACGTACTTTGATTCGCATGCGCTCATCTACCATTAAAGAATATTATAGTTACTAGTACAGTGATGGAGTACGGAAAGCCCCAGAAGCTTCCAGACGGCCGTTATTTCCTGAAGATTTCGGGTGCTCAGCATCAGGTGAATGGTGTGGTCCTCCAGGACCCCCTGACCGCCAAGTCCATCAACCTGAAGCTTGCAGACCAGACCCTGTTCGACGGCATCGATACTGAGATTCTGACCAAGGCTAAGGAGCTCAAGCAGGAGTGGTTCGGCAAGGAGCTCTCGGACGAGACCATCCAGAACGCCTATCAGGAGAGTGTGACGGACGGCTCACTTGGCGCTACCCTGTACACCATCAAGGGCAACGTCGTGACCAAGGTGTACGACTCGCGCAAGAATCCCGTCGAGCCCCAGGAGGTCAAGGCTGAGACAAAGTGTGATGTCATTATTGAGTTGTCTGGTCTGTGGTTCCTGAAGAAGTCGTTCGGCCCCATCTGGCGGGTCGTCCAGGTGCGCGTCCGTGGGACCAAGGTGGCCGAGCCTGAGAAATATCTGTTCAACGACGAGGTGGCCGATGAGGATGAGGATGATCCGACCGATTACCTAGACTAAGGTTCAGCCCAAAAAAAATAGTCGACACATAATAATATGGATCGCAAAGGTCTGGCCATTCTTCTGCTCGCGGCTGTTGTTCTGTACCTGCTGCTCAGCCCGGGCCGCAGCGGCTTCATGTCGGGCTCCAACCTGGGCAACACGGTCACTGGCAGCCTGCATGTGGGTGCCCGCCACGCGGTGAACCCAGCGGACTTCAGCGGCAACACCGTCGATTCGGCCAGCCCGGCGGGCCTTATTCCCCGTGAGGTGGTCCAGACCGAGGACTACGGGCAGTACAAGCCGAGCGACATTCTGTCGGGCCAGAACTTCCTGGATCCCCGCAGCCAGGTGGGCTACCCGGAGACCCTCGGCGGCGTGCTGCGCAACGGCAACCGCCAGATTCGCTCCGAGCCCCTGAACCCGCGCGTGCCCGTCAGCATCTTCAACCTCAGCACGATCCCGCCCGACGTGATGCGCCCCAAGTTTGAGATTAGCCCGGAGTACCAGTAGGGTATGTAAAAATGCATATAAACATTTCAGCAGTACTATAAATAATGGACTTTAAGGCGGCTACGAATGAGTGGATTGCCATCAAGACCCAACTCGCCTCAGCTCGCAAAGATCTCTCTACGCTTAACAAGCGTGAAAAGGAACTTCGCCAGTTTGTGACTCATCACATGGTTGTGAATGAAATTGACACGGTCCGTATCCAGGACAAGGTTAAGGTGAACGTGAAGAAAACCAAGAAGAAGGGTTCTATAACGAAGGACGTTATTAAAGCTGGGCTGCGTGTATTCTTCAGTGGAAACGAGGAGCAGGTCGAGGCGGCCTTCAAGGCTATTCTCGAGGCTGCCCCTACCAAAGAGACTGCAGGCGTGACCGTAACAGGTTTAAAGGCCTGAGCCGTATCAGTACCAAGTACAATGGGTATCAACGACGAGTATTCGCGTGACGCCTACAACTATGAGCTCGCTTATGATTCAGACGGTTCGGATGAGTTTGATTATGAGCTGCCCGAAGAGGACTGGCAAGACTGGTACTCGGAGGAGCTCCTCGATGCATGGATGGCTCTACAGAACCATCTCAATGAAAACTATATCAGGACGTCAGCCAAGTATCCTCAATTCGTTGAGCTCGTCTTGAACCCGCGCGACTGGTACACGCCAGACGAGATCACACCCGAGGTTGAACTCTTGTGGCAAATTGTAGCTCCATTTACAGTTGTGAAGGAGCGGGTCCTCGCTCATAACTTTAACGCGTGGGCAAAACATTATATTGACCTAATGTAAATGATTGACATTACTGGCCCCAAGGTTCTTGTGCCGACCCTGCTCTTCGCTATCCTCAGCCCCGGGTTCCTGCTGTCCCTGCCTCCAGGGGCTGGCAAGTTCACCGTGACGCTGGTGCACGCTGCCGTGCTGTCGCTGCTGTATTTCATCATCGCCAAGTATGTCCTCAAGGTGAACCTGACGACTGCCGACCTGATTGTGCCGGCTGTGCTGTTCGTGCTGCTGTCCCCGGGTGTGCTGGTGACCCTGATGCCGTCGGCAGGCAGTTTAATGCCGGTGGCGCTGCACGCCGTCATCTTCGCCGTGGTCTTCGCGTTCCTGCGTGGCCAGTTTCCTGAATACTACTAAATAGATATGGTCAAACGCCTGGCCATCGGTCCAGGCGCCATGGGTTTCTATATGTACCTAGGGGCCTTATCAAAGTTAAAGAACACCGGTCAGCTTGATGAACTCGAAGAGATATCGGGTGCATCGGCTGGCGGGCTCCTTGGCTTCATGTATTGTCTTTTACGAGGGGACGTCTCCAAAGTCCTGGAGTACTCCCTGTCAGTACCCGTAAAACAACTCATGAAACCAAATATAAAGAATTTCATTAAGAGCTATGGTTTAGTACCAACATCCAAGATACGTGACGTACTCTCGGAGTTTTGTTTCAATTTTACTACAAAATCGGACGTGACCTTCAAGGAACTTTACGACTTGTGGCCAATCAAGCTTCATATCAGCGGGTACTGTGTGGATCTCATGAAGACGACCTACTTCAGCGTCGACACAGCCCCGGACATGAGCGTGCTTGACGCCGTCTGCGCCACGATAGCAATTCCATTCCTGTTTTCGAGTCTGCAAATAGGAGAGTG